TCAGGATTAAACACTTTTTCAGCAAATCCTAATGTTTGAGACATATCAATTCTTAAAGATGTTGCTTGTGCGGCCATTTTAGCTAAACCTTCAACACCACCTGCAAAATTATATTTATTAAGAGCATTCATATTATCCAAAACTGTTTTAGAAACCGCTTGAGCATTAACACCTGACTCTCTCGCAACATTAACAACTTTTAACATTTCTCCCGCAGCTTTTCCAGCCCCAATACCAGCATCAGCCATACCACCAACTATTTTACTTGTCTCTTGACCCGTAACTTTCATTGTCGCATATAAATCTTTAGTAGTTTCTTCAGTTAATGTAACATTTCTACCCAATTCTCTAGCAGCATCTTTTTGAACTGCAAGAACATCCGCAATATCCCCACCTAATTTTCTTACTGAGGTAACTGAGTCCGCCATACTTGACCGTAATATGTCCGCCATAGCTTGACCTTGACCAAACTGTTTAAGCATTTCACTAGCGGCTTTATCAAGAGTTGCAACTACTTTTGCAATTTCTGTAGGGTCAATATTTGAGTTAACCGCCTTTTTAGCGTAATCTAATGGTGATTTACCTTCGGGTGTTGTTGGGTCTGCCATAATTAAATGTGTTTATAAATAAATACACCAAACATAGTTTTTAACTAACTAGTCTGGTGTATTATTATCAATTAATCTGTTTAATATGTATTTTCTAACATATGTCGGCATTGAATGGAAATCCGAATATGATATACGAAGTGATTGAGCCAAATACATATATTCCTCAATCATTACTTGTCTGTAATTAGAAGAAAGGACGAAAAAAGTCCACCCCAAAGGCAATCTCGAAAGATACCAATTCTCCTGATGGGGCGATTACACTTCTTTTTAAATCCAATGACGGCTCATTATCTTTTAAAAACTTTCTTATGTATTTTGAATCCATAATTGGTAATGAATTTATAAATAAATCTATTTTTGACCTATCTTGGTCACCATCTATTTCAACAATATGTTTTTGTAATTTCCAAGTAATTCTTGGTGCTTGTAATCCTGAAGGATATTGGTCAGCTTGTTTATCTAATTCAATAGTATCATTAAATGTTGTTGGTCTTAATTTGACAGTAACACCGGTTCTTGGTAATTTAGTTGTAAATGTTCCATCTTCATCAGGTTTAACATCCGTTTTTCTAATATTTAATTCATCTAAAGTTATTGTCCCAACAAATGGTTTATCTGTTGCAGGGTCAATTAAATTTATACTGTATTCAGACCCAAATGAAGTATTTCTTAAAAATATTAAGATTGCCTCAACATCACCATCCAATAATTCTTCAGGGCGTAAATCGTGTTCATAAACTTTATTTCTTAATATTTTTAAAATTATATTATCACTACTACGACCAGCACCAATTAAATAGTTTTCATCATTGGCAGTTAAATAACCAACTTTAACTGATTTCTTTTTTGATTTGTAAAAAACACCACCGGTTGGTAGTTGAACCACATCGTGTGGTAAATTAAAATTTTGCGTTCCTGCGTCTATTAAATTTTGTTCCATATATTTTTGTTTTTATTATAAATAATAAGAAATGTTTTTTTTATATAAATAAAAAACCCCACATAATTAAATGTAGGGTTATATATTTGGTTATTAAGAAATTAATAAACTAATACACATCTATCCATACGAATTGTTGCAGAAATACTTGCAATTGCATCGTCACCATAACCTAATGAATCAAAGTTAACATCACTTAAGAAAGAACCTTCTAAAATCCATTTTTCAACAACAACACCTGTTGGGTCTAACATCTCAAGGTCAATGTTCTTTTTATATCCCGCAGCGTATCCCATACGACCTGTAACTGACTCAGCACATAAACGAACCCATTCCATAAGAGCTTGTGACGCAGAAGGTCCAATAGGGTCTCTAAATTTAACTTGAATTGTTCCCCAAGTAAAACGACCAGCAACATAAGTTGAAGTGTTTAAAAAAGGTATCTCAATATCTTTAATTGTTATATGTGGTCTAGCAGCCGTTTCTACGAACCATTCATTAATCCCTAAAGTAGAAGGGAATCGTACAATAAACCTGTTTTTTCTTTTTGGTTCATACGGTATGGGCATTTTCATCAATAAATCAGCCATTTTCTATTTGTTTTTTAATTTTTATTTTTTATCTTGTTTATTATAAATATTACCTATTAAATTTTTTTCTCTTGACTTTTAGATTTAAATTTTTTATAATTCTAGAAATCCTAGTTATTATAATTAATTATTTAATAGTTTTTATTTATAATAATTATTTTAATATTCTTTTTTAATTCCTCCAGCGGTTGAATATGTTTTAATTATATTCTCTGGGTCTTGCTCAAAATGTTTTTTAACCACATCCACATTTTTTAAGTCGTCATCTGAAAAACCTATTTTAGGGACAAAATAATTATTTATTTTATTTTTTAAGAAAGCTTTCTTTTGTATATGTTGAGACATTGACTTAACATAATGAACAAATTCTTTTAAAGCTTTAATTTTACCTTCTTCAGGATTTGTTGCGGAACCTTCACCATAACTTACAGGATAAAATCTACATAAATCTAAATATTCACGAATCATCTCTCTTTTGGAAACATTTTCTTCATCCGCTAAATCACGATATTTTTCTAAATTTTTAACCAATTCATTTGAATCAATACCATTTGTGTTTGAAACAATATAATTATAACAAGCTTCTTTTAATACCGATGGTGTGTGTCCTCTTGCGGTTACTATTGAAAATATTGACCCGTTATTAATTGCCTCAACAAAATCAGGCCAAGCCGGTCCAGGTGTTGCTGTTATTGAATCAACTATAAACTGTTTGTCACCTTTAACTCCAAACCATCTAAAAGGGTTTTCTGCAAAACCAACTATGGTATGACCATCAAATTCTATAGGTTCTTTTCCAATTTCTTCTCTATAAGTTGCAAAATCTTCAGTAGACATACCTACTTCATCACCATCTTCATCTTTTAATATAATTTTGGTTGGCATTGACACTATATTATCGTCCCAATCAAAAGCATAATACTTTTCATCCGGAGCACCAAACTCATCAATTCCTTCAACAATTTTATTTTTTAACATAATTTTAAATTAAGGCTTAATTATGACCCACTATTACAATGAGTCATAATTTTTTTATTATATATTCTCAAAAGAAGCTCCTGTTGGAGTAATATAGAATGTAATATCTATAAATTCTAATGATTTGGTTGGTTTGATGTAAATCTTACCAGTCATTTGATTTCTGTCTAAATCAGCAGCATCTGAAGATACTGTAACTCGGAAATCATATAAACCTCTATCTCTTCTGATAGCGTCTAAGATAGGATTAACCGCATCTAAGAAATCTTGTCTTACTTTTTGGTCGTTTTGTTCAAACAATAATCTTACCGATACTGCAGAAATCAATTTACGAGCTTGAAGTAATAATCTTCTAACATTTATTCTATCAAGTGCTGATTGAGCAATTTGTAGAGTTTTGTTACCCCAAATTACAGTCCCTACATCAGAGAAAGTAGCAATTGGATTGATACGACCTTGGTAAAGAACATCTCTATCTTCTTGAGTAAGTTTTTTTCTCGCTTTGATAGCATTTACGATACCTCTTGTATAACCTGCCGCTGCGAACCAAGGGAATGCAATGTTATCAGTTAAAGCCAAGTTTCTTGTAACTTCAGCCGTAGGTGGTAAATAGATTTGAGTGTTATTAACACTATCTCTAGTTAATACCCAAGGGTAGTAAGTTGCTGTATAGTTAGAGTCAATACCTCTATTATCTAATTCATTTACCGCCTCTTGTGGATAAATTAACGCTGTTGGGTCAGGACTTGGAATAAATAAGTCACTATCAGCAGTTGTACAAATATATAATGAGTCAGCTCTGTTAAACTCAATCATCTCAATAGCACTTTCAACCAAATTAGAGTTATTAGTATAATCAATACCCGGTGTTACAAATAAGTTAATATTTACTGCCTCAGGATTTGAAAACGTTTGTTGACCTAATAAATAAGCGTAATAATCAGAGTTTCCGTAATCAACAGTATTGTTTCCAACAGTAATCTTTTTAAATGCACCAAAACCTGAAGCCGTTGGATATTGTATACTTGTACAAGCTCCATTTAAGAATCCTCTACTACCTAACTTAAATGTGTCAGTATTAGTTCTTGATTCTCTATAGATATCCCAACCATCAAAACCACCTTGAACTAATAATGAGAATTTACGAGCGTATATTCTGTAGTAAGGACTTGTTTCGTCTGCAGGGTCAGTAGTAAATGTTGCATTACCAACATAATAAGCCGGAGTTCCACTTGTTGTATATGCTTTTGATATTGTAATACCACTTGCATTTTTATCCATATGATAACCCTTAGTTAATGTTAACCATTCCGCCGCATCACTATCTAAACATAAACTTAATGGTCTTTGTTTACCTTTATATTGGAAGAAGTCAACATCATATCCTGCACCGTTTCCTGTAGAAATACCTAAATAAGTTCTACGAACATTATCACCCGCACTTAAAGTAGCGTCATTACCACCTGACCTTAATCCAAATGGGGGGTCAAATACTACTTCACCAGGGTAATCGTATTTAGTTTTATAGATAGGGAATGGAGACCTAGATGAACCGTATTGTCTAAATTTAAACCCTTGGAATCCACAAGGTAATGTGTCAATTGGTGCATCTTCATTCATTTCTACCATTATGTATTTTGAATTTAATTCGTATTCACCATCAGTTGTACCAATTTTCTTAGCAATAAATGAATTATCATTAGGGTCCATTGAACAATTAGTAAATTTCTCAATAACAACTGGATTATTATCAGTATCAAAGAAATCTCTAACTAATACATCAAAAGTTAAATTATTAAACGACATATTCGCAATAGAAATTTTAACTTCAGTATTTGCATCGTTACCATCAGATATAGTTGCAAATCTAAATAAGTTAAACACTTTATTACCTCTTACTTCAGAAACAACCCACGGAGAAACCGGTGTTTGATATTTTTCTAAATAATAAGCGATTGATGATGAATTACCACCCGCAGCTCTTGGTAAATCCAATAAATTACAATTTAAACCTCTAATATAACCTTTGTTATAACCATAGTTTAATAATGCTTGGAATCTCTCTTCAACAAAAACAGGAACTGTTGTTCTTGGTTTAGCAAAGTTTGAAGAACCAAATACTTTTGGAAGATATTTAGAATCTGACTCACTAAATGATGTTTCAAAGAAGAATGTATTACCATCATAATCTGTAACATTAAGCCCAAATTCAGCAAATGGGTTTTTAGCTATGTTTGAATATGTTGATGAAGTACAATCAATAGATACATCAGTTAATCCTGTAACTTCATAAGCTGGTCCATCACTACCTGTACTATATGTAGCAATACCTCTTGAACGAAGAGTTGCAATAACCATATCGTCAAAATCAGTATATGAAACTCCTGAATATGTATAAATTTTACCACTTACTGTTCCACTATAACAAGTTGTTAATATTCCTGTATTATTAGTTCCTGTATTACCTGTTGTTGCAGGATTACAAGGGTTAAATATAGACACATTAACGGTCCAATTATTTGTTGTTCCACTATCTTGAGACACTAAAACATATTGTTTAGTTCCCGCTGAGAAGTTTTGTGTCATTCCACTACTTTGTTGTGTAACACCACTAACTTTAACATTTGTAGTACAAGCACTAAACATAACAGTTAATGCCGATAAAGACGCTGTTGTTGTTCCACTTGGTAATACAACACTAATTGTATTGTTATTATAATTTATACTACCAACAGTATTTGAAACTGTGGCAGAACTCATAGAAAATGAATAGAACGACGCACAATTTGATAATGATGATGTTTGTGTTAAATTACTAACTACATTATAAAATGAGAAACCACTATATGAACCACTATTATTATCAAATAAAGAGTAATACCAAGGGTCATTATTTGCGTCAGTATAATCCGCATTTGTAGAACTTACACTATCAATACCATAAACATTATTTTCGTTTGTGTATGTTGTACTTAATGTGTTATAATCAGAACCTGAAATTGTTCCATAATAATTTATAGATGTTGCAGAAGTACTTGGTGTTGAGATAACATTAAATATTTGTGATTGAATATTATCTAAAATTCTTGAAGTACTACCATTAAAGGTTTCGTAAGTATCATTTATTTTATTTGAGATTATTGGTGGTACTGAAGATACTTGAACCGTTCCAATACCACTATTACAACCTGTAAAAGTGAATGTGAATGCTGTTATCGTATAACCTGTACATACATTAGCACATAATGTTGGGTCATAGGTAAAACCTGAACATTTAAACCCTACTGTTGTTTTATCTACGTTCGCTACTGTTCTAAAAGACCAAGATGGTCCTGCGTCATATCCTGACAATCCCAAAATTCTTGTAACAAACAATTGATTAGATTGTTGTAAATAAGCTTTTGCGATATACGAAGCCTCATACTTCGGTATTTGTGTATTTATAAATTTTTCAGGAGAAGTACCACCGAAATAATTTGAAAATTCATCAAAGTTACGTATAAAGATAGGTTCAAAGGCAGGTCCTTTTTGTGTCTCACCTACAATACCTAATGTGGTTACACCCACACTCTGTGCTACGAAACTTAAATCAACTTCGGAAGTATATACCCCAGGAGATACGAATACTTTGCTGTTTGTTGCCATTAGTTTGTCTTGTTTATAATTTTATTTATATATAAATATTAAAAAAAAATCAAAATACTTTACTTTGTCGTAACTATTTATATTTTGGGTAGATTATTTTCTGCCTTTTTTCTACTTATGGATAAAGACATCAAAAAGATTAAAAATTTAAAGATATCGGTGGAGACACACGAGATTCTTAAAACCTACTGCGAAAAGAGGGGAATAAAAATGTATCGTTTTTTAGAAAGGTTAATTATTGAGAAATGTAAACCTAAAAAAGATGTTTACGGAGAGGATTAAAATATCTTATCTATAAATTGAATTGTTGATTCAATTGATGGATTGTCTTTAACTATTTCTAATCTTAACACATCACCTGAATTAATTTGGATTAACTCTAAATCACTACCGTAATAGTCGTCATTTATATAGACATCAAATGATTTAACATTTATCATATCTCCAATTTTAATATCAACAATATAACTAAATAATTGTGTTAGGGTTGTATTACCAACTAAAAATAATGCCTGACTTCCGGGACCTTCTTCAACAGGTTTTTTCTTATTACGTCTTGTTGTCTTTTTTTCAAACTCAACAACTTGTAATACTCTTGTTATTGCAGGAGACACTTCAAATTCATCTTCGTCAATTAAAAATCCCAACATTGTAAATTCATAACTTTGAATGTAGTATTTTCTTTTCTCAACATCCATAACGGATTCATCGGTAATATTACCCATAACAATTGGAATATAGTGTCCTTTGATAACAGCATAAGCTTGTCTTGATGCAAATTTTTCAAGAATAACTTGATTGAGTTTATTTAACTCTCTCATTCTATTACAAATAATTTTAATAGAATAAGTAATATCTACAGGTACCGGTTGAGGTATTGTATAAACATCCATACCGTTTCGTTGTCCGTCAAAAGTTGGAGCTTGAGCATAAAAATATTGTCTTCTATTTGGTATGTTGTATAAAACTGCCGGATTACTACCAAATTTAACTTCCGGGTTTCTAATTGTTGTTATAAATGGGGGTTCGGCGTTCTTATCTATATTTTGAAAATTCCAAGTTTCTGTAAAATTGGCCCAATTCTGAGTTGTACAATTATATCTACCGTTGGGATAGTCTTACCTTCAACAACCACTTTTAATTCATCTTTAACAAAATCTAAAAAACCTCTATCTAAGTCAGCGTGCAATAAAGATTTTGGAAGATAAGTTCCATCTTTATTGATTTTTTCTAACAACTCTTTTCTTCTTGGTAAAAGAGTTTTGGACTCCGTTAGTGGTATGTTTTTTTTTATTTTAGTTGGTAAACCCATTTTATTGTTTTGTTATAAATATTTTGTTTCTTGAATTTATCATTTTTACCACACCCGCTTGGTATATTGGTTCTTCAGTATCTTTCATAACAAATGAATTATACTTATACGGGTTATAAGTCACAATATTGTTATTAGGTTCTCTTGGTATATCTTCACAAGGATAACTACAATAATCAACTAAATTACCAATAACAAATGAATGAACATTTTTTCTTTTGTCTTGTAATACTTTGTCTCTACCACCTTGCCTAACTCTAAATTCAACATCAACTAATTTAACATAGTCAGCGTGAGTAATAACTCTACCATCACGACTTACTGAAAATGTGTGTTTATGTAAATTATAATAAACCATAACTCTATCACCTATATGATTTTTTTCTTCATCATTGGTAATAGTTTCTAATAACTTTTTATATTGATTCTCTTTAATTATAATTTTCATAATTGTAATATGTTGATAATGTTTTAACCGGTAAATTA